TGTATGTGAATATTACAGGCGGCGTTATGAGGTTCAGAAACATAGGGATGCATACGTACCGGTTTTTGATTCTATGGATGAAAGGTGTACTCATCCTAAGATGATTGATTTATTTAACAAACAGCAATTACATGTACCAGATAGTATATTTGGGTCACCGGGTATTAAATTAATAACGATGAAGCAATGTCCAAAAAACGCAAACAAAACAAAGTAGTGATCGAGGACGATCCTATTTTAATTATAATTGATGGTAAGGCTTACTGGCTCTATCCTGAGTCTGATAGGCTCTCATCTTATGAAATAAATTATTAAGGTTATGGCAAAGGTATTTTATGAAATAGAGGAATGGCTTGAATTACTTTTACTAGCCGCTGCTACAGTAGTGGGTGTTTTAAGTATGTTTAATGTAAATGTTTTAAAATGGTTGACGGGATAAACAAAATTGATACCACTATAGACTATCCAGAATTTGGGTATAAAGTAAAGTATTATAGTGAAGACAGTCTGGTAGTTGAATGGACTGTAATAGATGAAAATGATGATTTATTAATGACTGGGGTATTTGACTCTAAGGACTATTATAAGTCTGTTTTTAATATAGTCGTGTCTAAGTTAGAGGAGAATGTATACGAGAATCTATTTTATTTATACTTTGAGAATATTAAGCTCAAGTGTATAGATATAGTAGAATTTAGGGATCCAGCAGAAGATTTATTGGATCAATTGTAACTTTTTTGAAAAGTATACGTATAAGGGTTATACATTAGAAATTTGTATTATAAATAAAAGAATAATGATGAACAAAGAAAGTGTTAAATTTCCAGCAGTTATTACTACTCAAGAGGTATTTGGTATACCAGAATTTACCGTGTTAAGGTTTGATTGGGCATCGGGTAAATATGTCTCTATTGAAGAGGAAGAAGATATTGCTGAGGATTATTACTATTCGGGATATGCAATTGCTATAGACCCGTATTTAGTTAAAGATAATATCGGTACCTATTTTGTGTACTCAGAACAACAGGAGAAACCTGAACCAATGGTAGAACATACAGTTACAGAAGAAGATGTTGAATTGAATCCAGGGGAAGATCTCAAAGAGGGAGATGAAGTGGAGTTGCCTATTGAATCAGAAAAGGTTAATTCCTTAGTTATAGACTGTTCCTGTGGTCATAGGAAGGTATTAGATGTCATGAAAGAAAATGGGTTAAATATAACTATCATGGCAGAAGATGAAGCTAGTTTTATAGAGTTAGCTTGTTCAGAATGTGGTGCATCTCTTAAATTATGGTTCCCATCTGATGTAAAGGATATAGGTTAATAAAATGAGTATAGAGAAAGATAGATCTCTTTCTAGAAAAAAATATTATATAAAAAATAGGCAACGTCTTTTAGAAAAGAGACGTGCTTATTATTATGCTAATAGAGAAAAACAAATAGAAAGAAGTAGATTATATCGTAAAAATAACCAAAGTAAAGTTAAGCAACAGCATAGAAAATATTATTTAAAGAATTATGCAAAGGTTATAAATAAAAAATTCGATATAGATTATTATGCTCTTTTAGAAAAACAGAATGGTTGTTGTGCAATATGTGGGATTCATTTTGATGAGTGTTGTAATAAATTATCAGTAGATCATGATCATGAGACTGGTAAAGTTAGAGAATTATTGTGTAATAATTGCAATGTTGGATTAGGTAATTTCAAAGAAAGAGTATATTTATTAGAATCTGCTATTAAATATTTAAATAAGCATAAAAATGAATATATTAAAAAAGAAAATACCTAAAGAAGAGATATATAAAGAATATTGTAAAATTCTTAATGGGGTGCTTCAGCTTTCCAATAGGGAGTCTGAAGTATTCTCATTTTTACTAAAAGCTGATTCCTTAAGTAAAGGGGGTGATATAAATACTAAAGGTATACGATCTGATATTATAAAATCATTGAATATAAGTGAGGCTAATCTCAGTAGGTATTTGGGGGTTATAAAAGAGAAAGGTNTNATAGTNAGGGGGTTCAATGGTAAATGGGTTATAAACGATATCATGAGACCTATTATAAAGGATGGTATATTTGAATTGAAATTTATTTTAGATGTCAATTAGTTATGTTATATCAGGATATATTAATTAGGNATTTAGCAGTAAAGTATAAGAAAGACCCGAGGATTATAGAGGCTATAGTATATTCTCCTTTTAAACTTGCGAAAAAAGTCATTAACGATGACATGGATGATAGACCGATAAGGATAAGATATCTTGGTGTATTTACACAAAAACATAATATGAATAAAACTAATAGGATGGAACGACTAATAAAGGATATAGAGAAGGACATGGCAAAGACTGCCGTTGTAATGGCAACGATGCTACATTTTCCAATCACTGGTATTGAGTCTGCGAGAAATGTAATTAATGCCGCAAAAGAATCTGATGATTATGAGAAGATCAAAATGATTTGGGATGCGTTGAAAGAATACGAAAGATAATATGCGTTTATTTGATATTTTAAATGGTAAATTAGTAATAAATCAACCCGAGGTTTTAGCAATACCGGAGTTTAAAGTTTTATGGGATAGGGATGAAGATGAGGATAAAGGGAAGGCAATGAAGGAACTTTCCTATGTTACATTTTTATGTGATGAAAGTATNAATAANCCTTACAGAGCNTACAAAGAATCAGAGAGAGAAGAAGTTTTAAGGAANGATTTCATTAGNGATAAAAGATGGAAACCGGATNGTAAAATAGANGCTGCTATAAANAAATATAAGGAGACTGTACAAACTACNAATTCTAGGTTACTTAGGTCTGCAAAAAATGCTGCTGATAAACTAGCAGAGTATTTTGATATGATTGATTTTAATGAAATGGATAGTTATGGTAAACCTGTATTTTCTGCTAAAGAATTGTCTAGTAACCTTGCTGCCGTTGGTAATATTGTTAAATCTTTAACTCAATTAGAGGAAATGGTTCGTAAAGAACAAATGGAATCTAAGAGTATAAGGGGTGGTGGTGAAATAGGGTACTATGAAGTGCCTAGGTCTGACTTTGATTATGGGGAGGGTGTAGGCGATGAAAATGCATAAAGTGGATGTTAGGAGATGTGATGACTCTGACAAATTTAGACAAGCCGCTTTAAAATTTGAAAAGAATAAATATTATACTTCCGCCCCGCCNGGTACTACGGCTTACATGGATTTTTGGGATGAAGAGATGCGTAGGTGTATCCACGGATATACTNCACCAGATGGTGACTANATAACCGGGTATTTTTATTTCTACTTAAATTATACTAGGATAGATAGAACAGAGGAGTCTGTTAAGGTAGATGGTAGGGGTAAGCGTAGAACTATAATAAGTAGACCAGAGGCATTCCCTAGATATTACGATTATGATAGAGCTTATTTTGAGGCTATAGAGGCTGCTGAAGATGCTGGTAAACATCTAGTAGTTATCAAGAAAAGGGGAGCTGGTTATTCTTTTAAAGGTGCAGCAATGATGTGTCGTAACTTTTATTGTATACCAAAGTCTACATCCCTAGCAATAGCTGCTGAAGCAGAATTTTTGACTAAAGGCGGTTTGTTAAACAAGGCCTGGAATATAATGTCATTTATTGATATAAACACAGCTTGGGGTAAGAAACGTCAAAAGAAGGATACTGTTATGCACAAGCGTGCNTCTTTTATTCAAGAGGATGATACGTTCGGTATAAAGTCAGAACAGGGTTGGGGNTCTGAGATAATGGGTGTTAGTTTGAAAAACGATGCTCAGAAAGCTAGGGGTAAACGTGCTAAGTTAATACTTTGGGAAGAGGCTGGTAAATTCCCTAATCTTAAAGAAGCGTGGCAGATAGCTAGACCTTCTGTNGAGGATAGTACAATGGCATTTGGTTTAATGATCGCATATGGTACTGGTGGTACCGAGGATGCTGATTATGAAGGNNTGAAGCANTTGTTTTANGAACCACTTGGTTATAATGCCCTACCAATAGANAATATATGGGANGATAGTGCNTCTGGTACAGCTTGTGGTTTTTTTGTTCCTCAGTATTANAATATGGAAGGATCGGATAAACTNGGGGTTGTTGAAGAAGGNCGTCGTTTCATGGATAAGAATGGTAACTCAGACATAAGATTTGCGTATGAGTATTGTCTAAGGGAACGAGAATCCATAATAGCTGGTTCTAGTGACAAGACATCGATAGATAGATTTATAGCAGAAAGGCCGTTTAATCCAGTTGAAGCAACTTTACAAATAGCTGGTAATATATTTCCAAAGAAGGACTTGATTAGGCACCTTGCTGAATTAAGGAACTCTGAGAAATTGAGGGATTTTAAACAAGTTGGAGATCTGTATTATGATGCAAATGGCAAGGTTAAATGGGAACCAAATCCACATGCCAAGGATTTAACAAAATATAGAATTGGTCCTGGTGAGGATACTGATGGTTCTATTGTTATATGGGAACATCCATGCGTGGAACCACCCTATGGTCTTTATATAATAGGTTGTGACCCATATGATCATGATCAATCTGGTACTAACTCACTTGGTTCTGCTATAGTATATAAAAGGTTTCAGAGCTTTGAAGAATACTACGATTTACCAGTTGCTGAATATACTGGTAGACCTTCTACTGCAGATGAATTCTATGAAAGAGTTAGATTATTAGCATACTATTATAATGCGAAAATACTTTACGAAAACGAAAAGAAAGGTCTTTTTGACTATATGTTTAGAAAGCATAGTGAGTATTTATTGGCTGATCAGCCTGATATTATAAAGGATATAGTTAAAGATAGTCAAGTACGCCGGGGTAAAGGTATACATATGACTACTGGTATAAAACTGTGGGGTGAGGGTGCCATAAAGGATTGGCTTATTGAAGAGTACGCTCCTGGTAAAAAGAACTTAACAAAGATATTTTCAGAACCTTTACTGGAAGAATTGATTGCCTATAATGCGCAGGGCAACTTTGATAGGGTGATGGCTTTTATGATGATTATGATATTCATCAGGGAATTACATCACACTACTGTAAAACAGAAAAAGGAGTTTGAAAAGAAATCACTATTTAAAGATCGATTGTTTAATAGTGATGATAATTTTATAAAATTATTTTATTAATATTTTAATATATGAACGTAAATAAATCTGTATTCCCTGTGCAGAAACTACCTTTATCTAAGAAGACAAGGGAGTGGAAAGAGGAATCTGTGGATGCTATTGTTGCCAGGGAAGGTAGCGGGTTTGTTGGTGGTATAGACAGGAAGAGCAATATGCTTACTGCCTATGGGTTATACAATAGTGAATACAACGAAGAAGATTTGAAGTATGTAACGAACCCATTTAAGGTAGAGGACGGTTTCCC